AGTGATCTTTATGATTCACCAGTAGAGATTGAATTATCAAACTTAAACGCTAGTGATAAGTTAAAGAAAATTATCAGAGATGAATTTAAATATATTAAAGAAATTATGGACTTCGATAAGAAGTGCCATGAAATCTTTAGAAATTGGTATGTAGATGGTCGTGTTTTTTATTTAAAAGTTATTGATTTAAAAAAACCTGAGGAAGGAATTAAGGAACTCAGGTATATTGATCCAATGAAGATGAAGCACGTTCGTCAAGAAAAGAAGGCGGATCCAAATGACCGAAATTCTCTTCTGACTAATAAAACCATTATGAGTGGGAACTTTAGTAACGAGCAGACTAATTTTTCAGAAATTGAAGAGTATTTCATTTATAGCCCAAATCCAAATTACCCATCAGGAACAATCACTGGATCAGCAAAAGGTGGTGTAAAAATTGCTAAGGATTCTATCACATATTGTACATCAGGACTGATTGATAGGAACAAAGGGACAGTTCTATCATATCTCCATAAAGCAATCAAAGCACTCAATCAATTGAGAATGATTGAGGATTCTCTGGTAATTTATAGATTATCAAGAGCACCAGAAAGAAGAATCTTCTATATTGACGTTGGCAATCTCCCTAAGGTAAAAGCAGAACAATACCTCAAAGATGTTATGAGTCGTTATCGTAATAAACTGGTATATGATGCAAACACTGGTGAGGTTCGTGACGATCGCAAATTCATGAGTATGATGGAAGATTTCTGGCTTCCTCGCCGTGAAGGTGGTCGCGGTACAGAAATCACAACTCTTCCTGGCGGTCAGAATCTTGGTGAACTTTCTGATATTGAATATTTCCAGAAAAAACTTTATAGAGCACTTGCAGTTCCCGAAACCAGAATTGCTGGTGGAGGAGATGGATTCAATCTTGGTCGTTCATCAGAAATCTTAAGAGATGAACTCAAGTTCTCCAAATTTGTAGGACGCCTAAGAAAGCGTTTTGCAAATATGTTCAATGACTTACTTCGTACTCAACTTCTTCTCAAGAATATTGTATCTCCAGAAGATTGGGATAAAATGAGCGATCATATTCAATATGATTTCCTATATGATAATCATTTTGCAGAACTCAAAGAGGCAGAACTGATTACCAATCGTTTGACTCTAATGACTCAAATGGAACCTTATGTTGGTAAGTATTACTCTACTGAGTATGTTCGCAAAAAAGTTCTTCGTCAAACTGATTCGGAAATTATCGAAATCGATGAGCAGATTGAAGATGAGATTCAAAAAGGTATTCTTCCAGATCCTAATGCTCCGGTTGATGAAATGGGCAATCCAATTCCAGAAGGAGCAGAGCAACCTGCGATGGGAGAAGTTCCAATGGAACCAGCAGCACCCGAAGTTCCTGAAGATCCCAAAGGTGGGAAGATATAAATAATCTTATAATAATAAAACAATTTTATGGAAGAACTTATCGATTTGATTGCGACTGACAGTTCCCCTTCGGATATTTCCAGCAGGATTAAAGAACTTCTCTATACAAAAGCGGCACAGAGAGTAGATGATGCTCGCCCTTATGTCGCTTCAGCAATGTTTAATAATGAAATTGAAAATGAATTTGATGATGAAGAATATACCGAGGACCAAGAATAATGGCAGTAAAAGTAGTACAGAATGTAAATAGAATTTCTCCCACTGTTTCGGTAGCTGCAACAAGTGCTCCAATTGCACTAAAAAGTGGATACCTTAGAGTTGCTTGCGCATCGACAGCAGTGTATGTAGAAATTGGAGGAGAACCTGTGGCTACAGTTAACTCCTTTTTAATTTCACCCTTTGGCAATGAAGTATTAAAAGAGAGACTTGCTAAACAGCAAATCGTAGGAATTACTACAGGCGCTTCAACAACAGTTACTTTTGATAATAATGCAGGCAATCCATTTTTAGTTGGAGATTATGTAACAATTGAAAATGCTCAACCTGCAGGAATTAATACAGTTCATAGATTGATAACTGCAGCAACTGATTCCACAGTTACCATTGCAGCAAATACATCAGCAATTGTAGGAGTAATTACTGCGGCTGGCGCAACTCTTTCTAGAAGTGTAAGGGTTTCAGCCCTTGCTCTTGATAATACAACAAACGTTAGTATCACAGAAGTAGTCCAATTAGTTTCCGAATAAAATGAAACTCATCACAGAAGAAGTCTCACAAGTACAATTCATTACCGAAAAGGTAAATGGTAAACAAACCATGTTTATTGAAGGTATTTTCCTTCAAGGTGATATTTGCAACCGTAACGGAAGAATGTATCCAATGGAAACTCTTTCCCGTGAAGTAAAGAGATACACTGAATCATTCGTCAATAAAGGTCGTGCCCTTGGAGAACTTGGACACCCAGATGGTCCAACCGTAAACCTTGATCGTGTTTCTCATAAGATTGTTTCTTTAACTGCAGAAGGAACAAATTTTAGAGGTAAAGCACAACTTCTTGAAACCCCTATGGGTAAGATCGCAAAAAATCTTCTAGAATCTGGTGTTTGCCTTGGTGTTTCTTCTCGTGGTGTTGGTTCACTCAAGATGACCAATGAAGGTCACAAAATTGTTGGTGAAGATTTTATGTTAGCAACTGCTGCTGACATTGTTGCCGATCCTTCTGCCCCTGATGCTTTTGTTCAGGGAATTATGGAAGGTAAGGAGTGGGTTTGGGATGGAGGAATTCTTCGTGAACAACTTGCATTCAAGACTCAAAGAAGAATTAATACCCTTGTAGATCAAAGAAAACTTGAAGAGCACAAACTAGATCTCTTCAACGAATTTCTTTCAAATCTATAAATTATAAATAAATATAGATTAAATACAAGAATCTAAAACAAATGTCCGTTGGTAGCAATTTACAAGAAATGGAAAACGTAGTAACCAAAGGGGCTGCACCTGCCGAGCCAATGCACAAACTGACTGGGGCAACTCCTGGTCAAACTGGTGGTTGGGAAGATCTCGGAGGTCCTACTCCAGAAAACTATAGGCCCGATGATGAGTCGGCAACTATCAAGACTCCAGGAGCAACCCTTGCTCAGGTCAAAGATGTGGTGAATGCTAGAGCTGCAGCCGCTATGCCCATGCAAAGTGTAAAAGAGGAAACTGAAGACGAGGATGAAATTCTCGAAGAAACCGATGAGGATGAAGTAGTTTCCGAAGCTGCTGACGAAGACGAAGAAGAAACTCCTAAGACTCCTAAGAAAGGTAAAAAGAAAGAAGACGAAGAGGAAGAAGAGGAAGAAGAAGATGAAATGAAAGAAGAATTCGACATCGAAGAAGATGTCAATGCTCTTCTTGCAGGTGAAGAACTTTCTGAGGAATTCCAAGAAAAAGCACGCACCATCTTTGAAGCAGCAATCAGATCGAAAGTTGCTGAAATTAAGGAAGATCTACAAGCATCATATGAAGTTGCACTTGTAGAAGAAATTGAAGCAATCAAAGAAGGTCTTACCGACCGTGTTGATGCTTATCTTGAGTATGTTGCTGACGAGTGGATTGCTGAAAATGCACTCTCAGTTGAGCACGGTCTTAAGACCGAAATGACTGAATCGTTCCTTCAAGGAATGAGAGGTCTTTTTGAAGATCATTATGTATCAATCCCTGAAGATAGATATGATGTAATCGAGAGTATGGTAGATAAACTTGATGAAATGGAAGAAAAGTTGCTCTAAATAGAAGATTGGCAGAGTCGGTTGCTGATGTAATTTTTGCAGATGTCGCTGAGGGTCTTGCACTTTCTCAGAAGGACAAACTCGCTTCTCTTGCCGAAAATGTTGAGTTTGATAGTGAAGCAAACTATCGTGAGAAACTGGTAACCCTGAGGGAGTCTTATTTCCCAACCAGAACTGCTGGTACTCAAAGAAACGCTAGTGAAAACCTATCTGAAGAGACTGATATGAATATTCAATCAGTTAGTGGCACTATGAGTGCATATCTTCAGACTCTGCAAAGAGTTTCTAAAAAGTGATTTTTAAATCATAATCAATCAAACTAAAACTTTTAGAGGTAAAAACAAATGCAAATGTTCAATACGGAGCAATTGCAGGAGAAGTGGTCCCCACTGTTAGACTACGAAGGTCTTGATCCTATCAAAGATTCACATCGTAGAGCTGTAACCGCAATCCTGCTCGAAAACCAAGAGAGAACAATCCGCGAAGAGCGTGAGTTCCTTTATGAGGCACCAACCAACTTTACCAGCACATCGACTGGAACAGGTACTGGTTTAAGTGGTTCAGGAACTGGTGCTCTCCAAGGTTTCGACCCCGTTCTGATCTCACTGATCAGACGCTCAATGCCTAACCTGATCGCTTATGATCTGTGTGGCGTTCAACCAATGAATGGTCCTACCGGACTCATCTTCGCGATGCGTTCACGTTATAAGACTCAGAGTGGCACTGAAACCTTCTATAACGAAGTAGATTCAGCATTCTCTGGTCAAGATAGTGCATTCAACAATACCAATGGTTGGACCAATGGTGCTGTTGGTATGGGTACTACTGCTCAGGCAGGATCTAACCCATCAATCCTAGACTCAACCAACGCTAACCAACAAGCTTATAACGTTGGTCAGGGTATGAGAACTGACGACGCAGAATCGCTTGGCGAATCTGAGCAGTTCAACCAGATGGCATTCTCGATCGAGAAAGTCACTGTAACCGCTAAGTCAAGAGCTCTGAAAGCCGAGTACTCACTTGAACTCGCTCAAGACCTCAAGGCAATCCACGGTCTGAATGCTGAAGCGGAATTAGCAAACATTCTCTCAACTGAGATTCTTGCTGAAATTAACCGCGAAGTCATCAGAACAATCTATAAGGTTGCTAAACCTGGTGCTCAAGTAAATACCGCTACTGCTGGTACTTTCGACCTCGACGTTGACTCCAACGGTCGTTGGTCTGTTGAGAAGTTCAAGGGTCTTATCTTCCAAATCGAGCGCGATGCAAACGCAATTGCACAGCAAACTCGTAGA